CTTGGTTCTCAAGACGGGTAGCACCCATTGGGATCAAGGTGTTGAAGCCAAGATACTTAGGATTGATGACGTAACCAACATTGGTCGAGGCGGTTGGCATACAGCTTGGGTTGCCGTTGACGATCTTCACAAGGCCAAAGTCCGAATCATAAAGATTGACGGAAAGCGTGATGGCTTTGCTAGTAGCGTCTTGGTTGACGTGATAAGTAACGCCCGCAGAAGCAGGAGTCGCACGGGTGAAACCGCTGATAAGCTGGCGAAGCGCAACGTTAGCAACAAGCGTGAGGGAGTTCATCTCGCCGTTCTTGGCGAAAATGGAACCAATCAAGGTGTTGAAGCTGGTTTCGCTGATAGCCGAACTAATGATCGAGGTGGACGGAGTGCGATATGCAGCAGGAACAGGGTTCGTTGCTTGAGCGGCAGAATCAATCCACTTGCCAAAACCGCGCATGCCGTATGGAGTGCCTGCGCCGTTCTCGACGGACATTTCGTTGCTGGATGCGATGGTGGCTTCGATATCGCGCTTGAGTTCACGCATCGACTTAGCTTCGGCTTGCGCGATATTGGCTGGGCCAATGCTCGTAACAGCTTGCTGCAAGTTCGACACCAGATAATCGCGGCGCATGACTTGGATGTAGTTGCCCAAACGAGCGCGGTCAGCAAACTTGTCACTGAATGAGGTCACATCGGAACCTTCGGAAATGCCAGTCGTAACTGGGGATGCGAGGGAGTCAACGGTCCATTCGGTGTAAGTTGCCGACGCCTTGCCCTTAGAGCAAAGCGACAGGATTGGGGTTTCTTCTGGAGCAAGGATAGCAAGTTCATTGCTGAGGTCCTCACGGTTGGAAATCGCTGAACCTTGGCCAGTTTTGGCGGCGGGAGCGTTTGGTTGATAGGTAGCACTAATTGGCATAATATTTGATATTTAGAAGTTATTTGAATTTAGCGATTCTGGCAGCAATCCATTCTTCTGGGCTTCCACTTTTCTCAAAGCGGTTGTATGCATCTGCGACCTTTGCTTTAACGGGTGAAGAAGATTTAGCCGCACCAGCACCAAATGGGGTTGAAGATGGATTGACCTTCAACTTACTTCCCATCGCTGATTGCGTTTTGACCTTCTTGTTCCCGTAAAGAGAGCGAGCGGCATGAGCCAAGATATATTCAATTTGAAATCCGATTTCAGGAATTTGCGATTTGATTCGGTCGATCAACGGGTCAGACACCAGTGCTTTGTAGTTCTTCCCGATTTCAGAACTTTCATCCTGAATATCTGGGACTTCACTCTTAGCTGCCTCTGAATACTGCTTGGACATCTCCGCATACTGAGCAATCTTAGCAAGATGCCGTTCTTGAGCGGGTATATACTTCGTCAGTGCTTCTCGGGCATTCCGGTTTGCTTTCCGAATTTGCTTTTTGCTGAACTCTTTATCGCCAACAACGATTATATCATCAGGACCATAATCTTCATGTTCCTCTAGGATTTCATCAGTCGTCTCAAGCGTTCGCTCAAGTTCGGAATACTTTTCACGAAGCCCTTCAATCGAAGATACTTCACGAAATGGATTCTCATCTTGAGGAACAACTTTGGCTTGCGGCTGAGGTTGCGATTGAATCTTTTCCTCAAGGGCTTTTTTCTGCGCCGTCAATTCCCCAATTCGTTGGAGGAGGCGAGACTTGCCCTTTTTGGCTAAAGATTGAATCTGCTCAGTGGTAAGAGATAGCAGGTCAATTTCGGACTCTTCTTCGGCTTCTTCTTCGGATTCGTCTTCAGATTGTTCGTCTGCTTCTGGGGATTCCTCGTCTTCTAGACTGGCAGGTTCTTCGTCAGTTTCAGCAGAATCATCGGACTCTTCTTCGGGTTCTTCCTCTGGAGAGGTTTGTCTGGCCATGCGTTGAGCTACAAGCTCCTCGAATGACATATTGGACACCGATTCAATAGCTTCGGCGGTAGCTTCTGGATTACTCATAATGTTTGTTTAGAACGCCATTTACGCTCGGCGGTGCGTGTTCGTGAGTAACCAACACCATAATCCTTACTATGTCAAGCAATTTAGTAAGGTATGGAAATCAAGCAAAAAAGAGGCCGTAGGGAAAACGAAAACCCTACGACCTCCAGCATGACACAAACCAATGAAACACGCGCTACCTACAATGGTCAGATATTCGCTAGCGCATTTCGACTAAGGCACACCCTTGATCGTTTGTCAAGCATTTTCGGGAGTAAACAATGACAGCAACTCGTCAAGAGTCGACACACTGCCCACAATCTTCATCACCTCGCTTGTTTCAGTGCATTGACGAAGATCGGCAAAGAACCGTTCACGCTCATCACGAACAAATTGGACGATTGCCTTAAACTCATCGCGGTCAGAAAGTGATTCGACTGCTTGCTGGATTGTTGGTTTCGGTAGTGGTGTCATGTGTTCTATTTGCGTTTGGCTTTCTTCTTCGGCATACGTCCCATCTTGATTTCGATCTCGACGTATCCTTTTCCTTTTTTGCCCTTGCCGTATTCTTTCTCTTCCTTGTGGCCGCAGCCATTTGATTTGCTTTTCATAGAGTTATTTCATTGACTTGCTTCCGCTGCATTTCCATTTGCGGCGACTTAAATTATTAGGACTATTTGCGTCAGACTTCCAGTCACCTTTTATCTTGTTACTACGGGCGCAATAGGCATCACCTTTGGCTGTGCCGGGAGAAATAGTAGCACCTTTCTGTCCATACTTGACGGTTTTCTTGCGCCCCGTTTCAGGGTTGGTGACGACCTTCTTGAATCGCTTCTCGCTCATTGTTGCATTCCTTGGGTTGTCACGCCGCCCATTTGAGCCGGATTTGTTCCAATTTTGCCAATTTCGGCGTTCTGAGCTTGCTGCATCATAAATTGATACTGCTCCATATATTTCTGAAGTCGTCCTGCGAATGCTTCATCAGACTGAGCGCGTTGAGCGATGTCAGGTTGCTGAACATAGGCTTGAACCATCTGCATAGCAATTTGTGCTCCGTTTGCTTGGGCTGGAACCTCGATACCAGCAAAGATCTTAGCAAGGTCATCAGTGACGTTCTTAGCGACCTTCTGTTGTGCTTCTTCAACTGGCTGCAGCACGTAGTCCGCAAAGATCGGGTTGATCGAGGATGCCGTAAACTCAAGGAGCTTATTGACATCGAGGATTCCATTCCGATCAAGTTGGACAAGAGAAACCATGTTCTTGAGTTGCGTCTCGGATGTTTCTGGATCGGTGGACAATGAATCAAACGACACCGTAATGCTGAAGTTCTCATCAGGGCTACCCTTGGTCATCGTCTGCGGATTGGGATTCCCGGTGACTTGAAAGAATACCTCATCAGGCCCCATGCGTTGATACAGCTTCCAAGCCATATTGAGCACGTCACGAACATGATCCAAAAATTTGCCAATGTAGAACTGTTGGCGGGCTGCAGTAAGCGGGTTGGTTAAATCAAGACCAACGGCACGATCCGCTTGCGCTCGCATCGACATTTCAGCTTCAACCGATCCTTGATCCATTTGAGGAACCGGACCCCAAGCAATCTCACCAAGACGACGGTAAGGGACACGACGCCCGGGACCCCAGTCAGACGGCGGACGTCCAGCAGGGTGCATTAGTGGGGGCAACGTAGCCAGTGAAGCTCGGTCAATCCGGCTATCACGCTCAGTCTTGATCTGCATTTGTGCGCCACGGAGGACATCCGAGAATGTCTGGACCTCATACATGCGCTTCTGGTCATTTGCCAAGCGGGTCACTACAAACGGGTAATCGTCGTATCCATTGAGGAGTTCATGCTTTGCGTAGCCTTCCGTTTGTGGGTGAAACACGGTGCAATAGATACCTTCGCTTCCATCTTCTTCGTCAATCAAACGCTGGTAGCCATAGACAACCATGACCAAGTCGTTGTCATCAGTAATTGGGAGGCGTGTGATTGTCTTTACCTTCTCGCCATCAAGATACATGGAATCTTTCCCACGGAGGTTTGAGATTGCGTGATCAACCCACTTGCGGTCCCATCCTTCATTTGTCGCCTTTTTCTCAAGCTCCTGAGCAGTCAAGAACGTACGCCAGAAGATATACGGGGCGCGTTGAGGATCGGAAACATAAGGTGGAAAAACCACCTCGCCATCTGGAGCGCAAGAATAGACAATCGGGCAATCGACGGTTTGACGAGGAAGCGGGATCTCCGCCATTCCTGTTTTCCGCATATCTCTGATTGCTTTCTTCGCACGCTTGTTCGACAGGTCTGGAAAAGCTTGCTGGATCAAGCCAAGCAGCATTTCGTCATCATTCCCGTCAATAATAAGATTGGCTAGATCAGGGGATTGTTGGGCAATTTGTTCAATGGTTACTTGTTGTAAATATGTCCTTTTTTCTCGCTTCCATCCGACATATGATACCATAATCCCCTTCTCTAGCAAATAGTTCGCTCCCAACTCCATTTGGTTTTTGAAGTCAGGAATATAAGTCGAACGCATCCATTTAAGGAACGACGACACCATAGAGGCTCGCGGCATTGACGCCATAGACGTTGGGAACGCCTTAATATGGCTGCGTTGAAGTGCTTGGTCAAACAAAGACACATACATGTCAATCCGTTCGCCAACTACGTTTACTTCTTGATCTGAAGCTCCCTGCCATGGGAAAGCATTCGCGCCGTTCTTTCGAAGATCATCAGATTTTCCATCCCAGATATTGCGCCGATCATTGTAAGACCTAAGACAAGACTCAAAATAGTAGTCAAGATCAATCAAGCAGGTATCGTAAGCATCGGCTAACGCGCCAACATCCGGCTCTTTATCCGCATAGATAAGAGCGTCATCTTCTACTTCTTGTGATTCAATCATGATACGTATTCGTAATAGTCTTCAGGGTCGGCAGATACTAAGCACACTTTGATGCGTTTGCCAAGGAGTTTCTGAGATATGCGTGATGGGCATTTGACAGGGACAGCTAGTCCATCCATGCGAACAATCACCCAGCTTGTGTTGCTACACATACGGATTACCGTGAATTGGTCTTCAATTTGCTGGTCAATAAGACTATTGAGACTGCATGGAGAATCTTCAACAATTAGGAACTTCTTGGCCGGACGACCCCGTTTTGCTGCTTTTTTTGCTTGTGTTTTCATACTAATATCCACCAGACCCATGAGTTGTAACAAATGACTGGCTATTGTCAACATGATCGAGATTGGCTATCGCGGCATACCTGCAAACGTCAATTGGGTCTTTCCACGCTTCTTTAAGCCCGCCTTCGCCAGTGTATTCGGACAACGCCTGAATGATGTTCTCGCAGTCGGAACTGACGTAGAATTTGGGACGATTGACGGAATCCAGAGGCTTGCTGGTATCCCACGACATCTTGCCGATAAGTGCCTGAAGTCCATCGTCAATATCAAGCCCCGGTGCTGGAATACAGACCATGCCTGACTCGTTTAAGTCCTCAATGATCGAGGAAGATCCATCTTGGACCTGATATTTGGCGGCCCCAAGGCGAGGGTCAATAAGACGTTCAAATATTTCCTCTTCGCCCTCCATCTCCTGAATAGCCTCAATGTAGTCCCTAATGCCAAATCCTTGACCTTTAGACCCCGGTCCCGGCATCCATTTCCCACTTTTCCATTCAGCCCAGTCACCAACATCAACTCCCGGCCATTCACGGTAAACCCAGAATGTTCCAGTCTCGTCAATGGCTATCCAGCACATAAACCAGTTTTTCGCACCCGCTGGATCAATTACATGGTATCGAGTGATGTTCTTGGTTGGTATGGAGGAAGGAGGAACCACATTGACCACCTTATTGAACTTCGGGAACTTAGTTGCGTGAGACTTCATCGGCACACCGTATGCGCGGATGAGGATCTCTTCCCTAGTCCTTCCTGACAGCGTTTCCTTAATGCGTTCGTATCCACCGAAAGCATTGTCCTGAGAGTGGAAGTAATGCACTGAGGCATTTAGCTTCTTGGACTTCTGGACATACGGCACCAATTCTCCATTTAGCAATTCGGCTGGTCTTGATTCGATGGTTGTTGCACCATCAAGATACTCCTTGATAACCTCCGTCCAACCATCAATGGGCGTGAACGTCACAAGCATCTTCGCGTTTCTTGTCGCAAGACGGAACCTAAGCGTGTTAATTAGCTCCGGTCCTAAAAGGTATTCATCCAGCCATACTCCAATGTTGTGCCAGACATGGTTCTTTGATCCAAGTTCTGCACCTTCAAGAATGGTTGGATTATTTTGATACTGAGAATACGTCTTGAAAATGATTTGAGAGCCATTAGGAAGGATCAAAGATGAATCAGTGAATCCTGTCTTCTTCTTGTAAGAGATATAGGTATTCGCGCTTGTCTGCTTGGTCTTGAGGTTCTCTGGTAGCCAGTCCCACACCGCGCTTTGTTGCTGGCGAATACTCACCTCTGATGTCTGAGCAAAGCAGAAGATTTCAGACTTAGGGTTCTCAATAGCAGCGCGGACAACGGAGAACGCTCCCCACTGAGTCTTTCCAGAATTGTGTGAAATCACTCCAGCGGCGACATAGTTGTTGTGAATCGGCACATGGAAATCCCAAACGATGTCGTCTCGGAGGTAATCGATACTTTTTATCTTTACTTCTGGGGGAAATAGTGTATTCTCCATGCATGGCAAGAAATATAGAATACCCCGTTGAACAAATCCGACAATGGATTGAAGAAGGAAAAACCCAGCAATGGATTGCTGACGAGTTGGCGAAATCAGTTGACCCGAGGATTCAGGCGAAACTAATCTACAAGGTTTGCAAACGTCACAACATACAATGTCAAAGGAATGGCCCCCGATCTGGCTCAGGCCATCCTGAATGGAATAATGGGAAGATTTTCTGCAAAAACGGCTATGTGAAGATTTACGTTCCAGACCATCCGTCTTGTCTGCGCGTGAACAAGAAAAGAGAGGAAAAAGCCAATGGCAGATATTTTCGAAAACTACATTATGTTTGGGAGCATCGTTATGTAATGGAGTCAATTCTTGGTCGTCCTTTAATAAAAGGCGAGGTCGTTCATCACATTGATGGCAACACATCAAACAATCACGAATCCAATCTTGAGCTTTTCCAAAGCAACGCCGAACACCTTCGCCAAACCCTTGTAGGGAAAGTCCCCAAATGGACGGAGAAGGGACTTGCGAATATCGCGTTTGGGCGTTCACTAGAGGGGAGCCGGACAAGAGCGAACTTAAAGGCTTCCATCCGAAGGGCGTCAGGAGCAAGTGAGCCATTGAGCAATGTAGAGATTCGCCGTTACTTAGCGTTACTTGGTAGATCCCTGAAACAGGTTTCTGAAATGGAGTCTCTGCTCGGGCTTCCACTATTCGATGACCGTCCCAAGCATGAACGTGAAATGATCCTTTAATTTCACTAACTTTAGTCGATGTCTTGGATACCGGGTCATAAATTTCCTGCTCGCCTCCAAGGCATCGATTTCCACCTAGTGCAAGTATCTCGTTAACCTCAAACAGTTGCTCTTCAGCCTTGCTCCAGTGCGGAAGGCGGAACCCATAGTGGTATGGATCTTTCTCAGCATTCTCAATCGCCTCATGGTAAACGGAGTGAAGCCCGATTAGTTCATCTGGTTCCATTTGCACCATCTCCTCATCGGTAGGTGGCGTGAGAATTGCGTGTTTCCGCCAAATCATAGGATCTCAGCTTCGATTGCGCCTTCCTTGATCTTGCTGGCAATACGCGCCTTAGCGTCAAAGATCATCTTGGCAGCGTCATCTAGACTTGCTCCCTTGCGATGCTCCACGATTGAGGATGCCATACCCGTGAGTTGCGCCGCCTTGTCGGTAAGGATGCCCACCGTCACCGCCAGCTTGTCAGGGCTGATCTTGGCAAGCTCGTCAGGATTATCAAACAGTTGTTGGGAACGCTCAAAAAGCAAATCCGTGTAATCCTGAGCCGCGATTGCATAGCGCATCGAGAACTCCTTGCGCTTCGTCTCCAGCGTGTCGTTGTGACGCCATTGCAGGCCCCTGATGGTCTCTCTGCCAAGCCCCGTCTTCTTCTGGATGTCTGTTATCCTTGCACCTTGCGCCGCCAGCCACAGTGCCATTGCCGCCTTGTTTGGGGCATAATGTTCCACACACGTTCCCGGATTGAGCCGAGCACGTTCTTGAACCTCAAGAAACCAAGCAGTCTTGTCGGCGCGTTCGTCAACATACTCAGCTTTCAGCTTCTCGTTTGGGTCAATTGGTGCTGGTTCAGGTGTCACTTGGTTTTTTTAACCTTTACTTTGCCAGTGTGCAACTCTTTTTTCAGCTTAGTTTGTTGCTTGTTGGTCAATGGCGATCCCCTGCTGAGCAAATATCCAACCTGCTTCTTACTTTTGGTTTTCATTTTGAGTCAATTTCAGATTGGGCTTCAGCCTCGCTCTCTTTGATCCCATTGATCATTTTTGACATAGCTTCTGCAAAAGGTGGATCATTACCCATTTGGTCGGTTATTTCTGCTAGCCCCGCCTTAGTCGTGAGCATTTTAGCAATCATACTTGAATACGCCTTTTCTGTGGCTGCCGACCCAACATCACGGGCGATAACATCCAAGAATGGTTCAAGTGCTCCACGACCAAACGCAGCAGACATTATTCTGTTTTGAACAAATGACCCAAGCCCTTCGGCAAGATACGCTGAAACTCCTCCGGCTCCAACAACTGCTCTTACCTCGTTTGAGTTTGTTTTTTTGCCAGAAGCCTGTGATGCCTGAATCATTTTTTGCGCTGCGACAAATTTATTAGTAGTTCTGTCGCCAAGAACAAGTTTCATTTTTTTAATTAACTCCCGACCTTCTTGACTTGATGCTTGCCCGGGAAGTTGTCCAGTGTCTTTCAGGAATCTTCCGGCATCGGGCATGGCAATAAACGGTGCTTTCGCAAGTGGTTTCCCAGTTGCAGAGTAAGACCCTAAAAGCTCATACATGAAATCTTTTGAAAATGCTTTGCGCTCCTCAACTGGCATTGAATACCAAATTTTTGAAACGTTGCCAGACGAAACGTTTTTAGATATTGCTGATGATGCAAGTTCTCCATTTGTGAGCTTGTCCCATCTTTTATTGATGGCCAACTCAATAATTTTATTGTCTGCGAATTTTTCTAATTCTTCCTCAGCCGCTTTTTTCTGGGCAATGGTTGAAATAACCTTTTTTGTTTGATCTTCTCCAATGGCGGAAGACAACATTGATATGTCACCACTCGTCAAGTTGTCCACGTTCAACCTTTGAACTTGGAACGCTCTATTCAGATCGTCAAGTTTCTTCGACATTGTTTTTCCAGCAGAATCACCCCAAAGAGCATTAATCATCTCTGGATTATAGTCAATAGTTTTTGGCGCAACTCCGGCTTTAGATGTAAGGCCAATACTTGAAAAATAAGCCTGTTTTAATTGTTCTCTTATTGCTGGCTCAACTGAATTCCCTTCAGCATCTTTAGCTAGGCTGACTGCCCGCAAAACATCAGTAGTGTTTCTTGGGTCTGAAAGCGCATTATCAACAATTTGAGATGGAGATAATTTAGTGTCACCAAGTGCTTGTTTCAAGGCAGCTCCAGGAGATGTTCTCTCATAAAGCAAGCGGTCTGAGGAATGTGACGCATTCACTGCTTTCCACTTATCCAACATTCCTTTTCCTTCTGCTAAACCATCAACATATTTGTTGAATTTCGTCGAAATCAGAGATGCCAAGTTTTTGGAAGGATCTCCTTTTCCTGTTGTTCCACCAGCTGGAACGGCAGCAGCCAGTTCTTTTTGTAGTGAAGCAACATCTTGGAAAGTAAGTGAATTCCCAAATTTAGAAAGCTCATCAAGATTGGCCTGAACCTCTGGAGTAAGTTTGGTTTCCCCACTTTGAATCTTGCTTCTTAATTCTTTTGCCAATACTGAATTTTGCTTCAAGTCGTCAATTCGACCCATAAGTGAATAAATGCCACTGGCATCAGTTGTTTTAAACCCTTCGCGCCTTGTCTCGTTCAACAACGAACTAATTTTTTTCTTGGCGTCATCAAATGAAACATCTGCTCCAGCCCTGTCCATTTCGTCATAGAAATTATCATAGTTTTTTTGGTTTATTTTGATTTCCGTGTCCTCGGCTTCACGAAGTAACTTGTTTAGTGCCTTACCTGCTGGCTCCTTGTTGAATTGCGGGACTTGAAGTTTTTCAAGTTTGCGATCAAAATGCTGAGTTAGCATATTTTTCGCTCGTTGGTCTTTTCCCGCTATTTCGTCAACAAGACTCGCTTGCTGTTGTTTAAGCCTTGCTATTCCACTTTGAGCAATGCGTTCTGGATTACCTGCACCATTCCAAGATTGAACAATGTTTCCAAGTTGCTCCATGTTCTTGTTTAGCCGTTGAGCGTTGCGACTACCGGGATACATTGAACTTAGGATTTTTTGAGATTCCAAGGCGGCCTCTCCAAATTTGGTACCAACTGGGACCTCGACATTATATCCAGATGATTCTAATATATTGCTTGCATTCTTTAAACTTCGCTCAAGCTCATTTACTACGGGACGACCCATTCTTCTAGATATGAATTTAGATGTTCCCGCAGTAGCTACATCAATAGGAAACGATATCGCTCCAACAATACCTTGTCTTGTTATAACTTCCATTGGTTGCAAATCAACACCAAGAGCTTTTCTGATTGCTATGTCTTGCAGTCCAGATGTTGCCGCATAAAGTCCGGAACTTAACGCAGCAGAACCAAAAACACTTGGTGCGCCAGCAATCCCTCCACCAACTGCCGCTACTGTTGGCAACGCTTGAGTTGATGCCCCAGCCCCAAAAGCAGCAACATCTCCCCATGTTGTCCCGTAATCATTTGCCTTTATAAATTTGTCACCCTTGCGGACGAACGCTTCATTTTTACCATCGACAACAACAGGAACAACCTCTTTGTATTTACCTTTGAGCCATGACACGCGATCTTCATCTGTTGGCAATGCAGCAAGAGCAAATCGTTCTTTTCCGCTCAAACCGGAGTCAATATCAATATTTTCAGGATCAACATTAAACGCTCGGCTAGCAACATCAATCAGATTTGACCTTGTTTGCTCTTGGTTGACTACCGGTGACTGAAAGTAAGGAGCATAAGAAGATGGATACTTTGGCATCGGCATAGTTGTTTGCCTAGATACGTAACTTCCTTCTTCCAGTTCTTTAAATGATTCTTTCTGTGACTCTTGAAGTTTGCTTTTTTCTGTTTCTTGTTGTTGGGCAAAAGATGACTCAAGATCCATTTTTGCATTGTTTAGCAAAATGAGATCATTTAGATAGTCTGCCTTTTGATCCGAGTTTTCTGCATTTTCCAATGCAAATCCAACTCCCCGAATAGCTTCTGAGAGTTTCTTTGCTTGTCCCTTAAAGTCTGTGATTTCTTGTTCCATTATTTGGATGGCTGTGTGTATTTGTCGATGACGGATTGAACATCAGGCGCAAACAACGTGGAATCTTTGCTTTTTGTGGAAAGCCCCGTATTAGAAAAACCTTCAATACCTGATTCTGGAATCTTCATTCTATTGCGAAGTTGCAAGTATGCCTCTTGGGTTTTAGCGTTTTGCTCCTTAGTTATTTTGCCTTCTTTTATAGCTTTTTCCCGCTCTTCAGGACTTCCGTTTGAAGCATTAAACATTTTAATAGTCATGTTTTGAAGCCTATTCCTTAAGTCATCTTTATTTGTTGCTGCTGAAAGGTTTCCATATTGCTGCCAAAATAGAGGCCATTCTTTTTCCGTCATGTTTCCTGCTGCCGCTCCAGTTGGGGATTTGTCCCTCATGTCTTGCATGACATTAAATGCAATATTTGCATTTATTGAACCAAGCTTTTCTACAACCTGTCCCGATGGTGTGCCGGGAACAATCTTGCCAAACCATTCGCCTACTTTTGCTCCGATTGGACTATCTGGCAAATTAGGAATCTCATTAAGTGTTTGCGCCGCCATGTCAAACATTTGATTTGTTGACGCTGCTTTTTGCCTTACTGCTTCGACTTTAGCTTCTTTTGCTGCTTCAGCTTTTGCTCCGCCTCCGCGAGTAATTTTTAATCCACCTTCAGGACTTAATTCAAATGTTTCTCCAGCCTGCCCGCCAATGTCTGTTCCACTAACCATAAAGCTGCCATCAGCAAGAGGTCTAGCATTAACTCGGAATCCTTGGGCAGCCAAACCTTGAACTTGTGCCGCAGTCATCTGGGTTTCCGCCTTTTTTTCTTTTTCAATTGGAGTTCCCCTTGGCGTCAATTTTGAATCATCTTGAGTTGCTGAAGGTGTAATATCAAGTCCAGCTTGAACAGCTTGAGATTGATCTTGTTCAATTGGTAATCCGACTGTTGGCGTTCCATCAATATAGCCTGCGCTAGCTATGTCGATAGCAGCTTGAGCTTCTTTAGACAATGTTGGAACATTTCCTTGCCTATCAGGTAGAACCATTCCAGTATCAACAGCTTGTGTTGATCCCATTGGCATAGCAGGCGCAACAAAAGCCCCGCCTTGCTCAAGAACCCTTTCAGCTGGAAGGCCTTTGGCATAACCCTGAAGATCAATGATTTTTAGTTTTGTGGAAGGATCATAATAATTGCCAAAGTCGTCCATAAGCGTTGACACTTCAAGGCCACCAACAATCGCTTTTTCAGATTTTAGTTTTGTTGGCTTATTTGCCTCGGCTTGCAACTCAGCTATTTTTGAGGCAGTTGCTTGTTTGTATCGCTCTTTTTCAACACCCAGCTCATTAGCCTTCATTCCAAAACTTAGAACATTGGTGATTGCATTTGACGCCTGTTGAGCATAAGCGGCGGCTTCTATTGGAGACACATTTGGATCGTTGATCTTGTCCAAATAAGGGGTCAAGCTTGATTTAACATCAATACCAAGGCTTTCGCCCATCTTGATTGCACTCTCGATGCCAGTTACCGCAGCTTTAGTCCCCGCTTCTAGTTTTTTACGCTCCGCCTTTGCCTCTCCGTATTTCTTAATACCACCAGCAATCTGGCTTCCAAGGTTAGCCATCCCTTCCGCTTGAATATCAGCAGCACGGGTAAATCCTGAGTAGTCCTGAACAAACAGGCGCGGGTCAATGGTTGATCCTAGTAATGCCATATTATTTAATAAGTTTGTAATTCACTGCTTTGAAGCCGTCGATCACAGAAACTGCTTCCGGCGTGATCATCTCAACCTCGTCTGCCATCACACCATAATACAGTGTGCTAGGTTCTGACTTATAGCGGAAGGTGTAGGTATTGTGGCCACCTGGAGTGCGACCCGTTGGGGTGACATCAAACTTTAAGCGTGGGTCAGAGTATTGTTTACCAATGGCACTGCCGACGGCGGCTCCAACAGGACCACCCAACACGGCCCCACCAATCGTGCCAATCATGCTCCCCATCCCCGCTCCATATGATGCCTGTGCTTGTGCGTTGGCCGCTTGAGCAGCAACTTGATTTTGTCTTTCGGCTGCACCAAGATTAAGACCAGTATCTGGATTAATCAAGCCCGGAGTGCCACGGCCAATTTGTCCCATTCCCATTCCGAGCATTTGTTGTCCAGATTGATACGACAGCGGTTGTTGACTCAGCAGAGCCAGTCCCGGTTGTGTGTAGAAGCCCTGAGCCGCTGAATACGATTGCTGTGCAGCTTGCGCTGCTTCAGCCCGTTTGCGCGCCATGACGTCTTCGCGTCCCATCGCCTCACCAACAATGCCAAGATTGCCCCCGAGTCTTCCTGACGCTTGAAAGCTTTCTCGTGCAAGTTGCTCGTATCCTCGACGTTCTTGTGGACTAACTCCTTGTGCAGACGCTCTGGCTCGTTCGGCTTCAGTAGCAAATCCCTGAACTGCCGCTGCCTGTTCTGGTGAAAGACCTTGCATAACACCACGGGCCAATCCCGCTTGTCCAGCCATTTGACCCAGTTCGCCCTCACGCGCCGCTCCCAGTTGTTGTCCAGCTTCTTGTGACGCCATTCGACTCAGGCCGAACAATCCTTCTTGTCCGCCGACACCACCCAAGAAGCTGGAAATGTCTCCAAGATTAAGCTTTTGGAACTCTGGACGGAATTCCTTTTCAAAACCAAGAACTGAAGGAAGTGCTTGTCCATAAGCTGCAACATATTTGCTTATGTCCTTAGCGTAATTTGCTTTTGGTGCTTTCACCTCATCTGGCTTTGATCCCATATTTTTATTATTTGAGTTTTGAGTAAAATTTTTGCATGTCGTGCATTCTTATCCGAGTAGAATTCTTAAATTCACGCTGGTATGCGATGTATTTAAAGTCATCTCGGAATTTTCTAAGAGATTTCTGCATGTCTCCGACGCACATGGTAACGAAGAGCGTGTTGGAATGGTAAAGCTCACAGGCTTGCTTTGGATTTTCATTTTGAGCGTAGAAGCATAAGGCGAAACATTCAGAATCAGAAATAACAACGCCAAAGCATAGATGCCAATAAAGCAATTTATGAAAGTCTTCTCCATATATCTTTAGTGCTTCTGTAACATGCTGATTCATTTCAACCAAACACCAACAATGAATTATTGGAAAGATTTGCTGGAGAACCACCCGTGGCTTCAATTAACAGATTGAATTGCGTTGTTGTGTGAGAGCTTGGATTTGACGCGAAACCATTAATAGTAGTTCCTGAATCATAAACACCCCCAACGACAACATAAGCAGTAGATGGCAAAGCTGTTGTCATCGTGACAGTGAATAATCCAGTTCCGGTTTTAAGAACAGATGCGATATTTCCACTCGCATAAAGATATCTATTGGTATTTGCAAAATCAAGTCCACCTGTGGAATTTCGACCAGCGTCAAATGCACACCATGCTCTTGCTCCATAAATAGGAGCGGTTCCTGTTTGCGCTCCGTTAAGTTTTGGAGCCGTGATTGACGCATCAACAATATTGGATGTCGTTACGGTTGCTCCAGCAGGAAAAGCCCCACTCCCTAATTTTGATGGATCGATAGCAGCAGCCGCATTGATGTCGGCATTAAGAATAGTGCCATCAAGAATATTACTTGAAGTAACTGCCCCAGCAGAAATTGAATTTGCCGTAACAGCCCCGGTAGCAAGCTCATTTGCAGTAATCCCCTGAGAACGGACTTTTAGCTGACCAGAAGCGACCTCAAGGGTAGTTCCCAAAATGGCGTCTGAAGTCATCGTCGTTTGATCGATGATATTGTTCATTTTCGAGCTAGTGATCGTGTCAGTGGCTGTAAATGTATAAGTTGTATTGACTGCGCCCATGTTTTATTTCTGTGAAACGATTTGCCTATTTGTTACTGAACCCGCGACTTTGATTGAATTGATCTTGGGTGATCCGATGGTTCTTGTCAAGATCATAGTTCCAGTGTATCCCCTGATTCCTGCCAGCCTGCATCGAATGCTTGCTGTCTCTGCTTCATTTGCAGTGCTTGGAGCTAATACAACACCACCTAAGAACTGAGTAGTTGTCCCAATCTCGGAAGCATTGTCTGGATCTTCTGCTGCAAAGGCTATTGAATACTCTCCCGTATCACCAGCAAGGTTCTGCATGATGATTTGAGCATCCGTGAACCTTTTCCGCTCCATCGTCTTCAAATCATAGCCCCGAGTGGTCAATGATGCGTTGATTGGGGCGGTAACAAGCCCTACGCCAACATTTACTACGTTAAGACGGTCAACTGAATTCTCAACAGCATCAATTTGATGCAATCCACCATTCCCCGTGACTGCATACAGTTCATTTCTGACTCCAGCTCCTCCCGTAATAAGGTTTTTAATCAAAAACCGCGAATCACCATATGTGTCTAAAGACTCCCAACCTTTGTTTTTGAAGTTATACACCAAAACCGAGTTGTTTCCATAAGCGTCATCAGCTCCAACTACGGAGTCAAGTGCAACAGCAAGGTAGTATCGGTTGTCAAACAAGATCCCGACAGCTTCTGATGCGTAATCTTTGTTGATTCGGTCAATATATGGCTGGATATTTTTTGACACTGGCTCATCAGACCCACGAAGGTTGTAATCATTTAGGAACTCTAGTGAATAAACACCATCATCAGACAGAAACATCATAGTGTTTCCTCTCATAACCACCGATTTTCGAGCTAGACATCCAATTTCAGACGTAAGTTCTTTTACAGTGCAGTCTAAAAGGCTTCCAAGTGTCCCTTTTACGATATGTAGGCTGTTCCTGTTGAGAACCACCAGCGCGTCATCATAATATCCGTGCATTCCAACAACGTAGTCGGCTGTCCCACCACTAATTCGGAATTGATTCTGAATTTGGTCAAAAGTGGTAGTATCTAGAATGTCGGAAACCGAGATTTCATCAGTAATCTTCCGATTCGTAAAGGAAACCGCATTAAATGCTCCAGATTGCTCGTAGTAATAAGGCACCCAAAGTCTTCGCTGGAAGTGAACTCCCCAAGGTGCTCCCGGTTGGTGCATAAAGCCACCACCAACGCTAAATCGTCCACCAAATTCAAAAACATCTGTGCTTGACGTATTATAATTCCCAACAGGGGCATACCACTTAATGGTTGTGGTCGTGGCCTCAGTAACTTGATATTCCTTCCCAAGCATTTCAGCAAAGTCGGGAGTAATGGTTTGCCTTACAACAATAATGTCTCCTATTTTTATAGACACGTTACCAGCAACCGTTGCTGTCACAAGACCATCAACAATATCAACATCTTTTGCTGTAATGTTAAATGTCTGTGGTTGAGTGTAAGTTCCACCTGGAGACAATGTAAATCCATCTGTCGCCGTAGCCGCATTAGTATTAAACGTGACTGTCTGGCTGGTAGTGAAAACGTAAGTAAAAGAATCTTGGGTTGGGACCGTAGCAACGACAAACGACCCATTCGCGGGCGTTCCACCCGTTAATCCAGCAATAGTAATGGCCGTTCCCACAACCAACCCATGTTCCAGCAAATTCACTAAAACTGATGTGGTTCCAGCTTGAGAAGCAGAAATAATTGGTCTTCCGTTGGGGAACCATTCAAGAGCCTGTTGACTATCACGGAATAACATTACCTTATCAAATAACTGAATCATATCGGTGTCTCCACCTAGTGATTGTCCAGAAGGATATGGAATATTCGTTACTGCAAAAGTAGCCAAGTCGATCTTCTTTGCCACAGTATCCATCGCAACAATGGCGTATTCCTTGTTGTTGGTATTTGGATCACTAAATATACAAGATGCCCTAACGTTGGCGTTGGCTACGTCATTGATCACCATCTGAGACAGCGTTCCAACCTTGTCCGTTGGTGGGGTGGTCACTCCTATAATCGTGTAGTCAAGTGAGTTTGCATCAAAGTAAGTAAGCTTGTAGTTTCCATTGAACGACGTATCCAAGCCCGCAATTGTTGCCCAACCTGAAGTGCCAGCATCAAACCCATGGGCCGTAACGGTAATGCGCACGGTATCTGTTGCAGGAATCGTGACATTGGAAATAGTCTTGGAAGTGGATGTAATTACTTCTGAAACTGGTGAGACAGCAGAAACCGTATATGGGCCAACACCGCCAACCAGCGAATAGGTAATGCTTGATCCGCTTGCAGTAGTTGCTGTGAAAACACCATTTGGATCAGTGCCAGCAGTGTATCCAATTCCAGCGATATTCAACGTGGAACCATTGGTCAGACCGTGAGCTGATGCGGTAGTAAGCGTCACAACACCAGCAGTGACAGAGGCAGCAGTAATCAATACGCTTGATCCAATTAAATAGAATGGCAACTGCAAAGGTGTCTCTCCAGTGGTTAACGCCGTGGTTTTCTCTACAACACCCTTGCGAGGCTTCCAATATCCCTCCATGCGCCCATTCAACGACTCCCGAACCTCGCCCTCTTGGAGCTGGTTCAACTGAAGTCTTTGGTTCACGCTAAAGAAGCCACGATCAACGTCTTCGCCAATCGCATCATCCCCCGCGCTACCACTCTGGGCGAATTGGGACATTACGCGTAGTAAACGATAACCACACCGGATGTCAGGACCACAGAGCTGAAATCACCACCAATACCCAAGCCAGCCGGAAGGGTAATGGTCTGCAGCCGCGATGCACCAGTAATGCTGCCGGATGCACTCGCAACAGTCGCCAATACAGCGTCATTCACAACCTGAATCCATCGGATCTTGCCTGTGTAAGTAGTTGCAGCAGCAGAAAGCACAATGCCTCCACCTTGACCTTGTAAATCCCAACTAATTGCGCTTGCCATAAATAAGTAAAGTGTCACCAATGCAATATACAATGGTTCAGCCGGAAACTACCAGATATCTTACCGTTGTCAACTACATTCTGCAATAGGCCCCCTTTAGCCATTTTTAAAAAATTGATGCC